TGGCATTTTGTAGTGCCTGAACTATGTAAGGAAACATATCTTCGTTTGTCTGTGGCGGTGCATAAGTGAATTGTGGGTTTTGGTCAATTTGTGAGCCACCCTCAAACACCTTCATCCTTCTAAGCGCATCTTCGTATATCTGTCCAAATGGTTTGATACCACCAAAAGGGACAACATCACCCCCAACACTTATGTTTGAACCATCGCTTCCACTCATCCTGGTATCTCCACGTTTCCAGTAATTTCTGCCCCAACTTTAGCCGCTTTTAGTTGGGCTTCCGCTTGGAACTCTGCGGTCTTAAGCTGTAAGTTAGCAATTGCTTTTTCGCGCTCTAACTGAATCTGTGCTTGAGCCTTCTCCCGAGCCAACTGAATATCGTTTTGGGCTTTTGCTTGGTCAATCTGAATCTGGGCTTGAGCTTGAGCAATTGCCGCGTCAAGAGCAGGGTTTCCTTGAGGCTGTTGTGGAGCCATCATCTGCTGCTCCATCTCAGGCGTAATCTCGCGGAAGAACTCGTTGGTGTCCTTGAACCCTGCGGATTCGATGAAGCGACCAAGTGTATTGCGGTATTGGGCTGGCGAGACAAACGGGTTGTTGATTCCTGCGGTAGTTAGAATCTGCTCTTGCTTTTGCAGGATTGCGGCTACCATCGCCATCTGTTGCTCTCTGTTTCCTGTGCCCAGACCCACGTTTACCGTCAGGTCGTACTCGTTGCTCCACTCGCGGGGGTCGATGGACACAAACTTGCCACGCATCCGCACGATTCTTTGCTTGTCCTGATACTTGCAGACCAGGTGCAGGATGTGCTTGAACAGGTCTTTTACCCCTGTTTCGGCAAATATCCGAGCAATCAACTCAACCTTTGCGGCTCCTGCGTTCTGAACCATTGCAACTGCGGTAGCGGTAGTGTTTTGCAGGATGTTGGGGTCTAAGCCCTGAGAAGCCTGTGTAACGCCTGTGCGCTTTTGCTGAATCTCGTCCATGTACGCAAGCATGGGGAAGGCTTGTCCCGCCACCAAGGGGACTGTAAGGGGCGTGATAGCTGCGTTGTTTTTGACCCGAACTATGCCGCCAGGTGTGACCGTGAGCATGTCGTCTAGGTTGACCTGACCATCTACCACCGCCATCCGAGCGTTGTTAGAAAGATACAGGTTGTCCAACATCTGACGGGTAATCGTGGTCTTAATCTTCTGGATGTCCACAACCCTGTCTGCAAGGCTATGCCCGAAGAACTTGTGGGGCATGGGGATTGGGCAGATTGAGCAGAACGGGATGAAGTCTGCTTCCTCGTTCTCTAGGATTGTGCCGCCAGCGTAGAACACCCTGCGGAGTTCGGCAATTCCATCCTCGTCGTAGTCCGTCCTGATGTAGCACTCGAACGTCTCAATCTCGTCCATGCTGGTATCGAGGCTGGGGTCGTCTGGTTGCTCGCCGTTGGGGAATCTTGCAACCCTCTCAGGGGTGAACGTCAGGTCGTCGTAGGCGGGCAGAGCGTCAATATCGTCTGCCGTAAAGCCCATGCTGATTAACTCTGAACGGGTCGTGAGCCTACGGTGAGCCACAAACGGGGCATCCGCAATCCGGCGGGCTTTCTTGGAGATTAGGAACTCCTCGGGCGGTACGTTCTCGACCTTGACCGAACCCTTCTTGTCTATCTTCTTGACCGTTACATCGTAGGCGAACACGGGCTGCATCATGGGAGCCGGTGGGGGGAGACCTTGAGCCATCGCTTGCTGAACCGCCATTGGGTCAACAGGCATGGGTACTTCGCCAATTTGGGTCTGCTTTTGCTTGACGACTTCCATCTGCCCGTCTGAGAGCAACATGGTCAGTTCTTCCTCGGAGAGGTTCTGATACTTCTCCTTGTCAACCGAGGTCTCGTCGTTCCACCAGACCTTGATTACGCCGTTCTTTTGCAGGAGCGCGTCCTTGAACCAAGTCTGGAATACCTCGAAGCCTGGGTTGTCGTTCATCAGCACCCAATTACAGTACTCGGTGGCTTGCTTGGCCTTCTCCTCGTCGCCGGGAGCCTTTGGCTCGAACCGTACAACGTCGTCGGACTGTGTAAATACACGCAGGAGTTGTGGCAATGCACCATCTACGGCCTCTGCTACCTCGCCTGTAACGATGGTGGAGCGTCCCTCTACCTCGTTGCCGTAGGGTTCGCGGTTGTACGCCATGAGCGAGTCGCGGCGTTCCTCTACGGTCTCGGTGTTGATATAGCCGAGAGCGTTGTCTATCTCGTTCTCTATGATGGCTTGTAGGTCAAATTCTTGCATTTAGACAATCCATTTCGTGTTCACGTTAAGCGGTTTGGCCCAAGTCGAGGTCGTATTTAAGCCCACAGCGAGATACCTAAAGGCATCCGAAGCGTGGCTTGACCAATCATGCAGGGGCTTGTCGTAGAAAACATTGCGCTTCTCATCGTACTCTCGGCGGTAGTTGCGTAGTGCATCTGTGCCTTGTTTAACTCGTGGATGGAAGTAGCAATTAGGTAGAAACCTTCTAACGGCTTGTATCCCATCATCGACTGACATTCTGGGGCAGACGGTAATGTTGAGTCCGAGGTCTTGCAGGGCTTCCTTTCGGCTCTTTCCTGTCCCCAACTCGCGTACCTCGACATCATGGGGAAGAATATGCTCGGCATTTGTGTATTCATTGTTGCGTATCCAGTTCACATACCAATCTAAGCCGACTCCGTGGTTCTCCACGAAATCAAGTAGCCTACGCTCTTGCCCCGCAATTTGGCAGACCCAGATAGCCGTCGAATCACCAACGCCCAAGTCCCATGCGGTATAAGTCTTGCATAAATCATCCCGCGCAAATTCGTTGAATCTTTCCTTTGGCAAGCCGTTAAGCGTAGCAGCGTAATACGCGCCCTCAACCGGACTGTCAAAGGAACACTCGAACTCTTGGGCATACTTATCATCGCCCATTTCTTTCTTAGCAGCGAGCAGTTCCTCTTTTGCAAGTATATTCGTCTGCGAAGCCCTGAACTCCAATAACTTCCACTTTGGCTCCTTCTCTGCTCGGTCTCTAAAATCCTTGAAATGGTTTGCACCCTTTGGCGTTCCTAGAAATACCGCCCAACCCATACGGTCTGCAAGAGCAGGACGAATAATCTCGTTCCATATCTTCGGGTTTTGGTCGCCAATCTCGTCCAGAATAACGCCATCGAAGTATTGGCCTCGCAAAGAATCGGGGTTGTCTGAGCCATATAACTGTATTCTCCTGCCGTAGAAGTCTACACGCAACTCCGAGATGTTTGCCTCGGCTTTGAGCGGTCTCGTGAAGTTGCATAGGTAGTCCCACGCAACCCGCTTGGCCTGTCCGTAAGTCGGAGCAATGTAGGCAAATCTTGGGTCTGGCTTGTCGCATTGCAAGGAGGCGTGGATAAGTTGGTTAAGCGCAGCCACAGTCTTTCCCATCCGGCGGTGAGCCACGACCACAACAAAGCGGTGACTCTCCACGGCATCGTGAATCTGTCTTTGCTCTGCCCTTGGCTTGTATCCTGTCTCAATTACCGCTTCGGTCATATTCCCGTGACCACCTTAATGGTCAGCGGGCCGTTCTCTGCGCCAGTTACTTCTGTTCTCGCTAGTTTGGGGATGTGGTACTCAATCGCCTTTAGGTAGATGTCGCACGCCTTTTCAGGACTCTCCTTGGCGACCTTTGTGAGCCACTCAGCGAAGTTCTCTGCGTTGTCCTCTGCCATCCTAGCAATGGCCTCTCTGACCGCCGCTGTGGACTTGTTAGGGGCTCCCTTGGGCCGTCCTAGCCCCGCGTTCGGTGGTAAGCCGTTTGCTTTATTTTCTTCTAATTTACTGGTATTCATGTGCCGAATCCTTAATGGTTGTTCGGATAAGTGTTGCTATTATACAACTTTATTCAGATGGTTCTCTATACATTGTTTCAGATACAGAAAAATCTTTATTCTTTCCTTTGTTTTCCACAAACCCAAATTTTTTGTAAAAACTTTTAAGCCGTTCTTTGTTCCCGCCAAAATCAGATGATGGAGACAATACAACTCGCTTTCCCATTGAATCAGCATAATCGATAATTTGTTGCATTGCATCAGAACCAATTCCTTGGTTTCGGTTTTCTTTTGGGACAATAATTCTAGATAACGTAATAGTATTCCCACTTTCGTAAAGGTCTGCTTTTAATCCAGACGATTCAAGTTGTTGAGAAATTTGAGATATACCAGTTTGAGGCTGAATTGAGTTTTCTAATAAACTACTGGGGGAAGAAATTTGTTTTGTGATTCCCGCAGGAGCAAAACCTAGCGGGCCAGATGTAATCATCTGGGTAAGCTGGTTCAGGGCTTGTGGGTTAGTGATTCTTAACGGGTTCTGAGGGTCGCTAAAGGCTTGGTTTTGTAAGGCTTGGGCAGCAGCCATGTTCTCTTGTGTGCGCCCGCCAACCATAGAAGCATAGTCGCTAGGGTTTCTTATCATGTCGTACAGTTGCCGCTTTAGGGCATCTGCGCGACTAAATATCGTACCTAATACGTTCTCTGCCACTTACAGTCCTAGCTTTGCACGAATACGGCTGACGAGTAATTTAACGTCTAACCACAGGGTATGTAACATATCAATCCTTCCTAAGTATGACTTGCAGGGCATCTACCGCACGAGGGGTTCTTATAATGTTCCCTATGGGAACCTTTTGCTCCTGCATCTCGTGTCCTAGGTCTGAGAGTTCAAACCCCATCTGCGTGCAGGTGAACTTCTCGTCCCAGTTTAGATACCAATGCCAATCTGTGTAATATAAGAATGAGTTTTCGTTGAACGCCCGCACATGAGTCGGGTCTTGCCACGCCCCTAGACTTAGGTCATAAGGCACATGGATGTGCATCTCACCGCCGCGCTTTAGCAGGTCTCGGCAGTTA